CATCAAAGAAACATTGACAATGGCTGGATATTTGACAGATTGAATACGTTGATCGAATTCATTAATGAAAAATACTATCGATTTGATCTAAATGGATACAACTATTTTCAGTATACAAAATACAATAAAACAGGTAAATATGGCTGGCACATGGACACGCATTTGGGCGCTGATAATAGAGATCAAACTCGTAAGCTGTCCTTATCCATACAACTCAATGATGACTATACTGGTGGAGAGTTTATGATCAATGAAGGTGAAGAAAAGAAAGCTTTTACTGTACCAATGAAAAAAGGAAGAGCTGTTTTATTCCCTTCCTTTTTGATTCATCGTGTTTCGCCAATTAAAAAAGGCATTCGTAAGTCTTTGGTTGTTTGGGTTCAAGGTCCAAAGTTTCGTTAAGTATTAGCAGCTGTTGTATTGATCAAAACCATTTGGCCATTAGACAACTCAACATATTTGGAAACAACAATTGTATTACCAATATTAGCTGCAGCTGTTTTGGCTTCAAGCATATTGAACATAGCGTTAACATATGGATTACTTCTATCTGATATGTTTTTCGAAAACAACAAAGCATTTCTATCTGTGTCGATAGTGTATGTTTGGTGATGTGTGTTTTCATCATCCATAGTAACAGTATAACTATTGCTAACATAGCCGTTTTGCACCATAACGACATTGTCTCTAAATGCGTTGATTATTGCTCTTTCGCTTTCTGTCATTTCTGGCAAAAAATTACTATTGGCTTGTTTAACAGTTATTCTATGAATTTTTGGCATGTTTGCTCTCTAATGTTTGTCTCCATATACCTTATTTAGGTAACTCAACTCGTTTTTAACAGTTGCTTCTGTATCACTTGGATCCATACAATATGACATATATGGAGCTCTAAGTTCTGCTACTGTTTTAAAATCAGGGCTAGCGCATGCTAATTTCATATCAGCCAAAAAGGTTTTAGCAAACTCTGGCTTTTCTTTGGGGATAGCAAATAACAGAATAGACTGCAGATTGAAGTCATTAAATCCGATTTCCTTACCTGTCGGCGCATCTGGAAAAGTTGTCATACGCGCATCCGAGGAAACAAGAATAGCTCTTAAACTTGTCATATCAGGTAATGTAAAAACAGTATAATCGATCTCTTTATTCTGAATAGCTAAAACAATTTCTGGTACTGTTTTATATTGTATCTCTTCGACTTTATCTTCTAACCCATATTTCTTTAAGAATATCTGATTCATCATTTTTGCAGCTGGAGCAACAAGAGTTCCGCCTTCATAGGACTTTGGTCTACTCTTAATAAAAGCTACTAGATCATCTACGTTTTTGATTGGCGAATCTGGCGCTACCAAAATACCAAGTGTGTTTTTACCGATTCCTGTGCTGAAGATAAAGTCATGATCGCGATCAATACCAATATCTGGATTATTGATTCTGTTAAATGTTATTGTAGAAACGCCAGTAAAGAAAACAACATCCTGATTTTCTTTTGCTAATGCCTTTGCTCTTAAAGCGGCAGCATCACCAGAACCACCCATTGTAACAGCAAACTTATATTCGCGCTGGTTTTGAACTGAGTTAAGTATTTGTGTAATACCAATACCGATTTGACCACCAGATCCTACAACTGGTAATGCGCTGACAATTTCAATCTGTTCAGCTGCCATGGCTGTTGTCGATAATAACAACGAAAGCGCAATTATTTTAATTCCATTTAACATTCAATTCTCCTATAATATATGGCTCAGTTCCTAGATGATTCAATAACATACTTCTATTATCGAGTTTTCTATATTTGTTTAGATAATAATTTTGTTGTTCTTTTAAAGCGTCATCAGCGTTATTTTTTTGTATCAAAGACACAAGTTTAAATTCTGGAGATCGATCTAAAGCTTTTGGTGCGTTGAATAAACCAGAATGCCAATGGTAGTAGATATACTTAGCGTATTCCCTCTCATAGTTATTCATTGGTCCACGCATTCTAACATCATGCTTTATTGAAGATTGTTCGATAAAATTGGTATAAAATTGTTTGTTGTTTTCAAAAGCTTTTTTTATTATATGAGATTGTTTTATCGGTATAAGCGGAGAATCTTTACTCCAGAAGAAATTCTCAATTGTGTAAATTGGATCAATTTCATTTTTACGAATAAGTTTATCTCCAGTAAGAGAAGCATCATTGAAATTGAATAACAGCATGTTGTTTTTTATTGTCAATCTTGGTTTTTCGACTCCACGAATAAATCCCGTTTTGTTTGTTTTTTTAATGTACAAATTATTGTAATGATGTTGATAGAAATTTCTTGCGTATGGCGTCATTTGAATTACGAAACTAGCTTGTGTTCTTTTACCCGTCATTCCAATAAAAGATATTTTGTTACCCAAAACATCATCAACGAGATTGTTAGACATATCGATAGTATTGATTTTAGTTTTTGGGCTTAGTTGTCTAACTTTTTCTAGTGTAGGAACGCAAACCATTTCATATTCTAAAAATTGATCGACTCCTGGTATATTTTTAAGAACATTACGATCAAAACGATTCATCGCTTTTTCATAATGAATTACTTGTATTTCATCGATAAAAATATTGTTTTCTAAAAATGTACAAAGTATCTCATGAGAGTCCGATCCTCCAGAATAACTTAAGATAAGATAATCATAAGTGTCACGAAGTTGTTGCGCTCTCTGAGTGTATAATTCTTTCAAAGAAAATGGAGGATCGATAGTCCAATCGATCGCTCTAAAAATTTCTTCATTGAATTTAAAACGGATAGGTGGACAACTAATCTTATTGATTATAAGATTATTCATATCATCTAAAGCTTCTTCTCGATCATAGTATACTTTACGATCGAATAGATAATATCCGTTAATCATTTTTCCACTTATCTAGATAACTCAAAAAATCCTCTCTTGTACCAAGAGGAAAAGAATAACCAACTGAAATATCTCTACCAGTTAAAATATGTTTTATAATTTTTCTAAATTCGACTGGGAAATTGTATTTCATAACTGGTCGATAATCTATATTATACGTCTTATGTTTGTATTCGTCAATAGGTATTTGCTCTATCGCTTCTACCATCGCGTATGTAAGCTCGACAGTATACATGAAGAATGGTATATTATATTCCTCACCTACCAATGCTTCGTTGATAAAATCCCACTCATTCATTCCTGGGAATATGCCTGTATGATCATTATCAATCATATGTTCTCCAATAATAAGAACACCACCATGTTCTTTTGCATATCTACAAGCTAATAATCCAGGAACAGAATATATTCCATGACAGTTTAAATTGGCGAAAATTTCATTGTTGTATGATCGAACTATATCATGATCTGATAGTTCGATAATAATTGGTTCGATATTGAATTTACGACAGGAATGGTGAGCGTATGCAGCTTCGTTTTGATTACCAGATGTTTTTACAATAATCGGTTTGATAGGTAAGTTATTCTCTACAAACACATGCAAAACAAAATCGGAATCGGCACCACCAGATAGCGCTAGAAATATAGACGGGTATTTGTCAGAGATCATTTTCGCTGTCATATTTGCAGCAGAACGAAAATTCATCTGTTTAAAAGAGTATGGGTTCAAATCGACTTTAAAGTCAACTTTCTTATCAGTAATTCTATCTTTTAAATTACTCTTCACCCAGTCATTATGTGTTGTCATTATAATCCCATCCAACTACCGAATATCATATCCCAGACTGGAGTGAACACGCCGTAGTTTTTGTTGGGTTGTTCATGGTGTATTAGATGCCATTTACCAGACGTTAGGAACGGATATAGATTGATCTTACTATTATGCTCAATCGCCTCTTGTATATAGCCCGCCCAAATATAATAAAAAATCGCAATCCACCATTGATTGGTTATAAACGAAAAAATGATTGTCGGTATAACTTCGGTCAGCCACTGATCGATAGTGCTGTTAATCGAGTCAAAATAAAGGAAGAAGTTTTTCCAGTTTAATCCCTGAACAGTTTGTTGCGTCACCTGTTTATGATGATCAGCATGATAGTATCTTATAAATGGAATGACATGTGCTGCTCTATGTGTTGTATAGAGCAGTAAAGTCCAAAGTATGAAATAGAGTACATAGCTCATAGGTAATATGGTCTGGTAAAAAATGATATCGGTTGACTTGGTGGAGCGTATTGTTTAATCGTATGTAATCCTCTGAGGAACATATCATACATCCCGCTGTCTTTACTATTTAACATAAACATATCTCTTGCGGAGATAGAAGTTGTAGTTGATTTTTTAGACTTAAACACAAGTGGATTCTTAAGTTTATACACTGTTCTGTTGATAATATCTTCTCGTTTTGCAACAAGTATAGCAGGAGAAATAGCATTGTCTTTTATTCCGTCATATAATCTTTTCATTACATGAGCTTGCTTTACCATTATCTTTGTGTAATATGGATCGGTGTAGAAATTGATGCGTGTAAAGTTTTCATCGAAATAGTTAGCGCCATAGTCGTTGATACCAAGATCACATATTCTAACTCTTGGTTTATCAAACCCATGCTCGTAACCAGTCTTTTCAGCACCCATTATCCATGCTGTTTTCTTATTGTTACCCTTACCAGCAAAGCGTTTAAAGTCATACCACCAAAGATTATGAACCGATTTGAACCCGCCAATGTATTTACTCCATTCATCTTTGTATGTTTTAATAAGAGTAAAGTTGTTGGGGTCTCTAAACCAGTCAGTATAATCGTATACAGATATTTTGGTGTTTGGTAAGTTAAATTGATTTAATGTTGGCTTGGCGTTGAAAAATATATCGCCATTATGATTCTCGTCTGAACCCTGATATGAGTCCTGAGAAAAAGCGCCAACCATTACAATCTCATCTATATGAATATTATTGTAATAGAATGTTTCTAGGATATTAGTTGAGTCTGAACCACCAGAATAACAAAGAATAACATACTCGTACTCATCACGAATCTGCTGAGCGCGTTCTTTGTACAATTCTTCTAATGATTCTGTTGGCTCTGTTTTCCAATCTATCTTTAGAAACTCTTTATCATAGTAATAGAAAAAAACATTTTTGCCAGCTTTTTGAGCAGCATAAGCGTCTAATTGAGTTGGGTAAATTGTTTTTTCAGTATCATAATAAAAGATAGACATTAGTTTTTAAGGTTTTTCAACATTTCCTCGATATCAGCTTCAGCAATAACAGCTGGTATATCTGCTGGCTTCAGTTGTTCTTCAGATTTAGTTGAAACTTTACCGATTATTGCAGTAATATGACTGATGTCTGTGTTTGTAGCTGGATCTTTTACGGCTTCCAATGTTTTGAGCCATGCCAATGGAGCATTTGAAGCAATCAGTTTATCTAAATCATCGCCTGTTGGAGCAGGGACTGGTAATGTGATAGCAACGTCTGAACGGCATCTTACTGGTGTGCCATCAGAGTTTTTGTTTCCATCCGATGCCAATGCTTCTTCGGAGATATTATCTGTCCAATATCTGGCAACGATAAGATGATCGGTTGGCCAAGTTTCAATAACTTTGTAATGAATATTCATGAGATTGGTCCTGTTCTAGTTCCTGTTGATATATATGCTGTTATGTTTGAATTACCTACAATCGCGTTACCTTGTGAGCCTGCAGACCCAGCGGAACCTGATGGACCTGTTGGACCTTGCGCACCTGTTGGACCTGTTGCGCCAACTGAACCAGCGCCACCACCAGAACCACCACCTGCGGTAGCGCTGCCGCCTGCAGCACCAGCAGAATTTAAATTTCCACCTGTTCCACCAGAACCAGCACTTGTTCCACCAGCACCGCCGCCACCGCCATTCGTAGAATTACCAGCAGCCCCAGCATTTGCGCCAGAACCACCGCCACCTGCAGGTGTACCAGCACCACCTCCGCCACCGCCTCCAGTTACGTTTCCTACACCTTTACCTGCTGCGTAGTAGCCACCGCCACCTCCGCCGCCGCCACCGCCATTTCCTCCTGTACCGCCTGGACCTCCTGTACCGCCTGGACCTCCTGCACCGCCTGGACCGCCAGCGCCTCCGCTACCACCAATTATTGATGCTACGTTGTTCAAATATAATACGACATTTGGATTTGATGGCGCAGTAAAAGCTGTTCCGCCATTTGCTCCTGCGCTGCCAGTTCCTCCTGTACCGCCTGGACCTCCAGTACCACCAGTTCCGCCGCTTCCTCCAGGCGATCCACCACCTCCTGAACTACCGCCACCAGAACTACCAGCAGCACCACCATTTCCACCAGCGCCAGTAGAACCAGTGCTACCTGTTGAACCAGTGCTACCTGTTGTTCCAGTATTACCAGTACTACCATTAGCCCCTGTAGCACCTGTTATTGTATTTGAATTTTGGATATAAAGATATGAACCACCCGCCCAGCCAGTTCCTACGTTAAATGCTGGTGTAGAATTTGCTGTAGCGGTTACAGTAGCATTGATAAACGCCAATACGTTAACACCGCCGACTGGCGAGCCAGCAGCAGTATACAGGTTAACATTATTAGCAGGAGTGTTAATGTTAACAATTTGTGTATTTCTATTTATGAACGTTGCGAACATTTTATTCCTATTTTACATTCG